AAAGTAGGGAATCCAATTTTAAGTCCAGCATTCTGTCCAAATTTATGGAGATGGAATATTTGCTCTTGTAGTTCGTTAGCTTGTATTATCTTTCCCATAATTACCAAATTACTTTAGATGGGTCAAAAGGTTTAGGCGCATTTTTTAGTACTGGTTTATCAATTCTTAGTATCCATCCAGCGACTGCGTGTTCTACTGACTTCATTTCATTTTTGCCTACCATCCAAAAATTAGATGAATAGTAGTTAAAGAATTTCTCAGCCTCTTTTAAAATAAATTCTCTATTCCATTCAGATTCTTTTTTAGAAATAAAAATAGATTGGATATTCTCTATACTCTTATCTATTACATTTACATTAACATTAACATTAACAGCTTCGTTTGCTTCAGTTTGCTTCGTTATTGAAGCATTTGCTTCGTTTTGCTTCATTTTGCTTCGTCTTGCTTCACCACTTTTGATACCTCCTAATCTCCCTGAGTTAGAACGATTTGGCTTAATCTCGTTATTCCACTTTTCTAAATCTCTTTTAAGTTGTTGTTTAATTGGTTCAAATGTTAGCTCAATAATTAAATCATTTGCTACTGGGTTTTGGTCATTAACATAACGCAAAATGTGTTTAAATAATTCACCAGCTTTTTCATTTGGCATCTTTTCCATTGTGTGTATCAAATCAGCATACAGCACAAAACTCTTTTTACCTTCTGCCATAATTAATCCTCCAAAAATGAAATTTGTTTTCTAATTTCTCTTGAAAGTTTAATTGCAGTTGACTTGTCTAAGCAAACATACCTTAGTTGTGAATCGTCATCTTCAAATTGATTGATTGTAATGTTTAAGGTATTGTTAGGACCAGCATAAACATTTAAAACAGATTCATTTTTTTCGCTAATAAATCTAATTTGTATAGCCATAAATTTTGTAATCAGATACGCTCCGATTAAGCGTTAAATAAAAAGCCGACCAACTAAAGATTCGCAAGGGTAAGGACCACCCAATCTTTAATCAATCGGCAATAATTTCTTTTTTAATGTCCTTTTTTGGCTGCGAAACCGATACAATTATAAGTTGTTATATAAGTAACAAAAACAGAAGTTTTGCACATTATAACGGACTTTATAACTGATAGAACTTAGCTAATTCTCTACTTGCCTTATTCGGTTTAAGCTTATAGCTCATAAACTTACCAGCCGTTCCGAACTTGGTTTTAAAGTGCTTAATCTCTCCTGAAATATTGCATCCATTCTCACGGAACTCGTGTACTCTTGTAGCTAATTTCATACTTCCAGTAGCTTTAAAAGCTTTGATTAAGTCAATCTCTTGACCTGATAATAATAGGCTGAATATTGCAGCCTTTTGTGATTTGATTTTTCTCATAATTTTTGTATTTCGGTTTTTACTTCATCCCAATATTCACATCGTTTTGCGTCTTGTGGATAGTGTTCTTTAATGATTTCGTCAATGGCAATTAAAGCGCAGTCTATGGCTTTACCTTCGTTTATTAAATAGCCATTTTCTTCATCCCAATCTTTGGTCATTGGAATAAATTTTTCAACTAATTCTTTTGCTTTTTCTTTAGGTGTGATTTGATTAAGTGTTGATAGTTTTTAAAGTTCTGCATAAACATTCTTTGGTTAATTTCAATCATAGAGTCAACAAAATCTCTTGAGTGAATAACCGTTGAATGGTGCTTACCTCCGAATGCGTACCCGATTTCGTTAAGAGATCCGAGTTGGTTCTGATAAGCAATATACCTACCAATGTGTTTGACTTCAATTATCTCTCGCTTTCTTGAAGTGCCTCTTATTTCATCGTAGGTAAACCCGCTAATTTTACTAAGCTCGTAGATAAGTAAACCAATATCGTTTAGGTTATCCTTGTCTTTTGTGTCCTTGATGTAATCAGCCCATTCGTTTAGGGTATTAAATTCAAATTTCTTTGCTAAGTGTTTTAAAAAAGGGTTGTCAAATTTCATTTTAGTTTTTTATAAAAGTGCCGTTAATAGTTTTTCCTTTTCTGTCATTAATTTCAAGCCAAGCTACTTCCAGGCATTGCACTAAATCCAATCCGTTGAAAAAACAAGCATCGTTTAGAAAGTTCATTGCTGAAGGATTAACGAAATAAGGTCCTACTCGCCTAACTACATTGTGTAAATTGATAAATCCGATTGGTTTATAGGTGTCGCTCAGTTCTTGGCTGTTTCCTATCTGCTCTCCAAGTATTATCATAGTAACTGCAATATCCCCAAATCCGTCAATTACTCCAGCAGAATCGTCTTTTAACAAAGCCTTAGCTGTTTCGCCTACTTCTTCTAAGAATTTAAGGTATTGATTAGTAGAGTTCTCTCTTTTGATTAACTCTCTTTCATTTGCCCAGTCAATGATGAGCTGTTTTAGTTCGTTATAGTTCATTGTTACCTCCGTATGTTTCGTTGTAGTCTTTTTCAATATCAATTCTATCTGCTCTATCATGTGACCACTGAAAAGTAAAATCAATCATCTCCTCCTTGTGCATTTCTTTGGCTTGTTTTAGGATGCTATGCCAGTTTAGTTTATCTTTTGAAGTGTCCCATAACTTTTGGAATAACCAATCTAAACTATTATTATTCATTGTTACCTCCTTGTATTTTATCTCTCATCCAATCTATTCCAATTGTAGCACCATAAATTACCCCATCATTATATTGACCATCGTCAAGGTGTTTAGTGTAAGGGAATGTGTTTATGAATTCTCCAACCTCCTCATCACTTGGTAGTTCGATGGGGGTTAGTTTACTTAATACATTAGCAATCTGTTCTGAATAAGTTTTATTAGGTAATGAATAAATAAGTTTAATTGCTTCTCTTAATTGTTCTTCTGTGTATATTTTCATACTTTGTTTATTATTGCTCATTGTTAGGATTGATTAAAGATTTCATAATTTTAATTCCTTCTTGAATACCTTGCTGTTTAGCTAACTCAAGTTCAAGTTGTCTGAGTCGTTCAGCTCCAGCTACTATCTCAGGCGTAGCTTGTTGGCTTATAGTTAAAGCCTCTAATAAAAATTGGATTGATGTCATTTTATTTAAAGTGTGTTTTTAGTTTTTCAAAAAATAAGTTTCTCATTAATATTACTTTCTCGCCTCGTTCCAATAGTTGTTCGTTCCAGCCTTCCTCTCTTGTTACTACATTACGAATCATTCGCTTATCATAATCAACTGGATAAACTAAACCGTTATCAGCCATTCGTGAGGTTTCAAGTAAGTAGGCGCAAATATGCCATTCAGGTTTATCGTATAGCCACATATACATTTGACATTGGTGGTACTGTTGTTCGTCTACTCCGTAATAAAAATAGTCTAACCATTTTTCCATTGAAGTAGGGCATTTAAAATCAATCCCCCAATCAGGTGCGATGCAATCAGCTGAACCTCCGTAATTGTCAAACTTTTGAAAGTCGGGTTTGTATTCGGCTTCTCTGCAAAAGTGTTGCTGGTAGTACTCAAAAGCTGTACTTTCTGCGAGGTGACCGTGTTCAGTTTGCCAGTTGCCTTTTTCATCGTAGTATTTAAAGTACATTTGATTAGCTAATTCTTTTGCGTAGGTTTCTTGACCTTTCTCGGCTGACCGTTTAGGGAATAATACTGAACACCTTGACCCAGTAATTAATCCAAATCTTCTCTCGTCAAACATAATTAAGCCTTTTGATTTTTAACTCGTAAAGCGTCAACAGTCTCACCGAATGCTCTTACTTTTGCGCTGTAAATAATGATTGACTTTCCTACCCAATGCTCAATAAAAGGAGTATCTAATACCTTAGTAATGATTTTAGCGTTGGTCTTGTTGATGATCATTCCTTTTTGCCCTCCTTTGAAGTAACAAACGATACATTCCTGAGTACCTTCAGCAGTTTTTACTTGTTCTTTTTGGACTTTCTCAATAGTGAGCTTGAGTTCTTGGTTAGGTTGCAGGATTTCAGCTCCGATATAGTTCGGATTTGTTAATCGTCTCCAGTGCGTTAATTCATTAGTTGCCATTGTGTTTAATTTTTGTTTTAAATTGTGGTTTTATAAAAGTGATTGATAACAAATAATAATCATAGTCAACTATATCTGAATAATTATTTGATTTTTTAAAATTTTCTTCTTTACTAAGTATTTGTAAATTTTTATAATGTGAAACAATATTAATTGGTGCATCAACTATGAACCAAGATACTGGTATTTTATGATCTAAATGCTCATTAGAATTAGGATATTTACCTAAATAATTTAATAATGTATTTTGATTATAACCTAATATGTTAAATGT